GAGACAAGAGCTCTCTGCTATGGCTGAGCTGATGCCAGACAACATGAGACCTATCCTAGCGAAGTACTTCGCTGACACTCTCAAGAACGAGATCGGAAAGAGTCTCTCTGACAACATCGTCGCTAACCTGCCACCTGATGTGAAGTTCGTAACTGACCAAGTTGATCCTGCAGCTATCCACCAGCTCAACCAGATGAAGTTCGCTATGGAAGAGACTATGATGGAGCTTCAGAAGAAGCAGGCAGAAGTCGAAGATCTCAGAAACCAGCTCACTATGGCTCAGATGTCTATGCTCAACAACAGAGAGCAGAGAACTCAAGACTGGAACAAGTTCGTAGTATCTGAGAAGGACAAGATGGCTATCGAGTCTGCAAAGATCGAGAATGAGGCTATCAAGAACGAAGAGAACTCTCTACTCAAGGAACAAGAAGTCAACATCAAGGCAGCTGAGATGGAGATGAAGAACCAAGAGAGAGAAACTCAAGCTTTCGTCGATGGTGCTCAGCAGATGCTTGACAAGACGATGCCAGTTCAACAGACGGAGGAATAACACATGCACTTCTCGATCATAACAGGAAAGAGTCTCGGCAACAACGCTCTGAAGTCTGGAGATAGAGAAGCAGTCAATCGTCAGTCTGAGATCGAACACAACGAAGCTCTCGATGTTCGAAATCAGCCTGGCTACTACACTGTAGCTGCGATGCCAGATGGACCTCAGAAGAGATATCTCATGTCTATACTCGAGCAGCAAGCTATGGAGCATGAAGCTTCTCTTCCTCAGTACTGGAATGACGAAGTTCCGAGAAGACAGATCTCACAGTCGTCTTCTTGGATCAATGGAATCAACTATGATCCGAACACTAAGATGATGACTATTCTTACTGGTGGCAGATCATACGCACTTCCAGCTCAAGAGCCATACCAAGTCTCTGACATGGTCAACTCTAGCTCAATCGGACAAGCTTTCAACAAAAAGATTGGAAGATAAAGATAAAATGAGGAATCTCTCAACATCTCTAAGAGATTCCTCATTTTTACTCTAATTATTGAGATGAACACGGCAATATCGAACGAGGCGACATTGCTTTAGAACTTACCTCGGATTGGAATGACAAACCATGAGCATGTCAACAGAAGAAGCTCTCAAGTATCTCTCTAAAGATACAGAAGAGAAGGAACCAGCAAAGGTTGAGGAAGTCAAGGAAGAGACCTCATCAGTCAAAACCGAGACGGATACGACTAAATCAGATGATTCTAGCGCCAAAGCACCTGAAGAAACTGCTGAAACCGAGAAAAAGGAAGATGGCGATCCGGCTAAGTCCACTGACAAAGGAAGTGATGATCCAAAGCCAGCTGATGACAAAGTCGTTGAGAAGAAAGATCAAGCACCACAGAAGTCTAACGAGAAGAATCCGAAGCCATCAAAAGATGAGCAGAAGAACTACGCTTTCGCTCGCAAGAACGAGAAGCTGAAGGAAGCTCGAAACAAGATTGCTGAACAGGATGCTGAGATCAAGAAGCTCAGAGCAGAACTCGAAAAGAGACAAGGCCTCGAGTTGAGACACTTCAAGAACGAAGATGGAACTCAGAACGTTGAAGCTTATCTTCGTTACAGAGACAGTCAGAAAGATCTGGAGAATCAAATCCAGAATCTAACTAACGAGTCTATTGAAGAACAGAAGAGACTTGACCTTGAAGCTGACAGAGAAGCTGTAGAGCTATGTTTCACAGATCCGACAGAGAGAGATGAATTCGAGAATCTCAGAGGAACAATCGGACCGGAACTGACGAAGAAGCTGATGCAGGATGATCCGCAAGGAGTAATCATTCGCTATCTCAACACTCTCCGTGAGTATCCAGTCGTTCTCAGAGAACTTCTCCAGCCGACGAAGAACAGAGACATGATCAACTGGCTCTTCAGAAGCAAGGATCCATACACTCTGCACAGATCAATCGCTAAAGTGTCAGACGACATTCTGGACAACTGGTACAAGTCTAAGAACTCTCCAGCTCCAGCACAGAATCCGGCACCAGTGGCTCCAACGCCACAACCAACAGTCCCTATCTTGGGTCATCAGGTAGCTTCATCTGGAGGCGGACATTCTAACTCTAGTTCGATGTTCACTTCGATGAGCGAAATCAACGACTATCTCAGAAGCCATCCGAGAGGTCGATAAAAAGAACATCTTCAAGGAGATTTAACAATGGCAAATACATTTAGTCCAAATAAGAAGACCGAGCTTGTTCTCATCCGTTCTGCTGAAGCAGCTCCGTTCCTCACTGTAGGTTCTGATTCTCGTATTCAGGACCAGCTCGCTAACAAGCGCAATGGTCAGACCTATGAGTTCGTGATCCGTGATGCTGGTGAATTCCAGGAAGGCATGGACATCTCTGAAGGTTCTGCTGAAGGCGGAAAGGGCGCTTCTAACCTTATCGAGAGAAAGGTACCGCTCAGCGTCGAGATCGGTAACGTCGCTATCAACACGAACCTGCTTGAGAAGGTGACGGACGTAAATTGGGACAAGGAAATCGCTCAGCCTCAGGGTGAAAAGATCGCGAAGGGTCTTGTCAAGAAAGTTCTCAAGAACGAAATCGGTAAGCAGAACACGGCATTCGTCGGTACTGGTTGGATGCCTCTCTTCAAGGCTTCGAACTTCCTCGAGTCCATCAGCTCTGAAGCTCAGTACGCATTCGTGGATCCGTCTGTAGAGTCTGTGATGCAGTCTACAGGTAAGGGTTTCTCTCCAGCAAACGGAGTTGAGCCGATGTACCAGAAGGGTCTGAAGGGTACTGTGGCAGCTGCTGAAGTTCGTGCACAGCAGGGTCTTCCTTCTGTCATCATCAGCGCTGACCTAGCTAAAGAACTTGCAACTGCAACTGTGACTGGCTTCGAACAGACCACGACTGGCTTCGACTATGTCAAGCTGTCTGGCGTCTCTGAGACCGTTCCAGCTGGTACTCCGATCTTCGTTAGCGGCGTCTACGCTACTGACCTCGTCGGTGAGAAGACTTCTGCTCTCAAGGCTTTCATCGCTGTCGAAGACTGTGATGCTGGCGTTATCAAGGTTCGTCATTCCGACATCTCTGGTGAAGGAACGAAGGAGCTCTGTGACAAGGACGGAGCAAACCTCGCAGCTTCAAGCTTCAACAACAAGAAGCTCGCCAACACGATCACTGCTGGTACGTACTTCGCAGGTATCTTCCGCTGCAAGGGTTCGTTCGAATTCGACACTCTTCCGGAGCTCGACTGGTCCAACGCCGACAGCAGAGTTACCTCTCCGCAGGGTATCACGATGCACACGGGTCGTGCAGTGGATGTGATGAAGGGTACCAACAAGACCAGATACGCTATCGCAGCTGTCGCTGGTACTGTTGAGCCGAGAGTCGCTTCCTACGTCCTCGTGAAGGACTCTACTGCGAACCTCATCGCTCAGTAACATGAGCATGAGATACTGAATGTACCTCTAAACAAAAGAAGAGCTGGATTCATCGTCCAGCTCTTTTCTTGTGACCTGAAGAAAACAGGAGAAACGAGAAGGTCACAAGATCTTTTTGATCACTAAGAGGTAGTCTGAGAGATGATTGTCTAGCCAGTACTTGTTGAGGAACTTGTACTGATAGTCGAGGATCTCTTCATAGTGTTCTTCAGCTCTCTTGACTATCTTATCTATAGCGTCTTTCGATGAGCCGAAAGGAATCTTCTGGTACTCATGAGCGCATTCGTATGGAGAGCCAGGAAATGATGAGCATAGACATACTCTTCCGACTGCACATGACTCAAGATACTTCAAGTTAGACTTGCTCTTGTTGAACTCGTTGTCTTCGAGAGGAGCGATGATGAACTTGTAAGGTCTAGTGAACTGGAAGAACAAGACTGGATATTTGAGCATGTTGACTGGTGGATAGGCTATGTAGCTCTTCATCAGACACTGAGGTTTCGTACCCATAACGCCGACTCTCTTGTCTGAGAGATAGTCGAGAAGATCAGATGAGAAGTCTCCAGTCAGTCTCTTTCTGTCATGATAGTGAGTGTCTGATCCAGCGAAGAAGAATGAAGTCTCTCTAGGATATCCGATTTGAGGAAAGAACCAGTCAGAGTACTTGAGGCAGTTGGGAATGACAGTGATCTTGTCTTTCGGCACGAACTCTGATACGACTTCTTTGAGATGATCAGTGCTTACAGTGACATGATCTACAGCAGCGTCAAGATGTTCCTTCATCGCAACAGTGAACTCTTCGACATTGATCTGTTCTGACTTGTAGTTGTATTCAGGAATCTTTACGTTTGAGCCGAAGATAGCGTCATCATAGTCGACTACGATCTTTCTATTACCCTTATACTTCGCAAAGTCGGATAGAAGCTTATCTCTGCACAGTCTCTGACAGAAGATGACATCTTGGTCGTCGAACTTGAACACCGAAGGTGCAGTCAGAGAGACATTGAGATCAGGATACTCATAGAGAATCTCAGCTGGCTTTATGAGTCTGTAAGTTCCGCAAGCTCCTCTGTCTGCAGGAACGAAGTTTATCTTTTCATTCATTGTTTTCTCCATATTTGTCAGGATTGTTGCTCTTCGGCGTCTTTCCAGATGTTACTTCTGACTTGTAGTCGCCGAGACATGCGTCAAGATGAGCTTGTATTCTCTTCTCTCGCTTGTCGTTCTTGATGAGATCTTTGAAGTAGTGAATTCCAGCATTCCACGCTATCTTGTACGAGTATGAGTAGATAGATCCTAGAGATGGATCAAAGTTGTGAATCTTCGTCAGCAGCTCATAGTACTGAACCTCGATCATCTTCTCTTTCTCAGCTTTCGTCTTCTTGACAAATTTCGGAGACTCCTGAACGATGATGCAGATGGTTATTACATAGAGTCCGTATCTACAAGTCTCTCCTTCAGTTAGCTCTTCATTATTCTTTAGCTTGAGAACGATATTTGAAAAATCGTCTGAGTCAAGATCATAGTACTGAACGAAGTCTGGATCCGAGTACGAGATCTTTGCCTTTCTCTTCCTATTTATCTTTTTCCAGCGTGGAATTACCATATCTACCTGCCTTTTTATTTAGAGTAATGGTTCTTTCCAACTCTAAGACCAGAATCGTATAGATTTTTAAGAGATACTGAAATTTTATGCCTTACTTCCTCAGTCATCTTTCCTTCCATACCTTTCTTAGTATGCTCGCTAATCAGCTTTTTCATCTCATCAGTAACCACATAAAATCTGTTATGTAGACGCCTATGATCCATCGATGTCATGAAAATCAGCTCAGATGCAGGTCGATTATAGTACATGTTCTTACTTATTAGATCTTGCTTAGAATTGACCAACTTATCGTCTACAATCTCTAATCTATGATGACAGTGCCACATTTTGTCTGATTTTATAGCAAGATCATAATTCTCGATTTTGCTAATTTCCTCGTTGCAGAACTTAGATACTGTTTTTATGCAAATCATAATATGCCTCATTCTATTTATTGAGATGAAGAAAGATCGTGCACGAGAGTGCACAGCTAAATCTTAGGAGTTAAGATGGTCACTGAACAAGAAGAGAATTCTCTCGGATATTTGCTTGATCCAGCGTTCCAGCTTGTGAATTCGAACGGCAAGCCTCTCACTGATGGATGGATCGAAGTCTACATTCACGGCACTAGAAACAAGTACTACTGCTATTCTGACTGGAATGGCAATCTTCATCCTTTCCGCGTTCCTATCGACTCTATCGGCTCTAACATCGTTCTAGCTGATCCGAACAGAGCTTATGATGTGTACGTGTACAACAAGTATGGCACTCTCATCATGAGCCGATACAACGTATCTCCAGGTCACGCTTCTGGAGCTTCTGTCGGAGGTTCTGGAGACGCTGGTCACTGGATCGCTCGTCTCGGATCTACAACGACTGCACCGAAGAATCAGTACTCTACCAGCATTCCGATTCCAGCAAATCCAGACTATGAAGGTGACTTCGTTGACAGAATCAACGGCAACAACATCTACCTGAAAGAAGGAGTCTATCTCGTTGACGCTATTCTGAGATTCAGACAGAATCCAGATGATCTATCTAACACGTTCGGTGACATTCACGTCTTCACTGGCGTTGATGATTCAGAGACTGTTGTCTACAACAGAAACGAGACTGGTCCAGACGCTGACGAGACTGACTATCACCAGATCAGAGTTCAGTTCGTTCGTCATGTCACTGGCAACACAGATGATGTAGTATGCTTCCAAGTCAAGAGCACTAACGCATTGAGCTGGATCCAGATTCAGAATCTCTCTATCGTCAAGCTCGGAGGTGGATCTGGAATCGCTCCTCAGCCTATCGAGTACAGCGCTGGTCAGTACATCAGCATCGAGAATGACGAGATCTCTGTCACTGGTCTTCAGCCATCTGGCAATTACGCTACTGTAGAAAGCGTTTCTCAAGGATTCTATGGAGTAGCTCAGCAGATAAACACTCTGTCTGGAGCAATAGAAGATGTAGCTTCTAGCATTCCTTCGATTGAAGGACTCGCTTCAGAACAGTATGTCGATGAGCACATCGAAGAGGCAGTATCTGGAAAGGCTGATCGCTCAGAGATTCCATCTCTTGAAGGTTACGCAACTGAGCAGTACGTTCAGTCTCAGGTCAGTGGCAAAGCTGACAAGAGCGAGATTCCATCTCTAGATGGCTACGCTACAGAGACTTATGTTCAGTCAGCTTTGTCTGGTAAGCAAGATGAGCTGACATTCACTTATGACGGTGATGACAAGATCACTTCGATTGACGGTCATGAGATAGCAGGAACTGGTGGTGGAGGATCAACTTATGAAGCTGGTCAGTACATCAAGATCGAGAATGATGTGATCTCTGTGACTGGTCTTCAGGAGTCTGGCAACTACCAACCCGCAGGTGATTATCTGACTCCAGAAGATCTGAACGGATACGCTACCGAAGAAGATGTTGAAGAAGCTACTTCTGGTAAGCTAGACTCTTCTGCATACACAGCACCTGTCAACGCTGACTGGAACTCTGAGTCTGGTCTGTCTCAGATCTTGAACAAGCCAGAATCTTCTCAGCTCATTCCTGGCTCAGGAATCTCTATCGTCCAGTCAGGTGACAACTACATAATCAACTCATTCGGTGGTGGATCTAGCTATCAGCAGGGTCAGTACATCAGTATTGACAATGACACTATCTCTGTCACTGGTCTTCAGCCGAGTGGTGAATATCTTGGACCTGATGATCTCAACGGGTACGCGACGACAGAAGATGTTGAAGCTGCTACCAGTGGAAAGGCTGATGTCTCTGCAATTCCATCTCTACAAGGCTATGCAACTGAGTCTTGGGTCAATGAGCAAGGATTCTTGAAGGAAGTTCCTCAAGGATACGCAACTACTGAAGATGTAGAGGCAGTAACTTCTGGAAAGATGGATGCTTCTGAAGCTTCTGCATTCTATCCGATGGCTTCGAATCCGTCTGGCTATCTCACTCAGCATCAGTCACTAGCAGGATACGCAACTGAACAGTATGTTCAAGACGAGACATCTGGATTCGTCGACTCTGGATACGTATCTCAGTACGTTGAGAGTCAAGTATCAGGAAAGCAAGATGAGCTTGAGTTCACATACAATGAAGAAGACAAGATCTCTGCAATCAACGGCTCTGCAATCGCTGGTGGATCCGATGTTCCTGAAGGAGTCATGACAGAGTCTGAGCTCAAGTACAACGCTGTCGGTGAGATCAGTGGATATGGTGACTCTGCTATCGCTCAGTATGGTGCTGAGAAACAATGGCTCGTTCATGATGACACTATCGTTCACATGAGCAACTCAGCTCAGTATGCATTCGGAGTCAACTTGAGTGCTGTAGCTCAGCTGCTTGGAATTGATGAGACTGTGCTATTTGAAACTAATACTGATACGTCAACTGCTACGCTATCAGAAAATGTAAGTTCTTTCAGATACGTGGACTTCAATATCACTGATGACAATGGTGGAGTTGGCTTTATTCATCTACCTACTGAGTATGGAAACTACAAGGCTGGTTGTTACATCCCATCTCTTACGAGTCCAGATGTCAGATTTGCTTACCTAGCAACAAATGATGGAACAACTTGGTTAGCAGACGGTTGTCAGAAAGTTGGAAGTTCTTGGATGAATATCGGATCTGGACCAATAAGAATTAAGAAAGTCGTCGGTATCGGTAGAAAGCAGTCAACCTGAAGAGATACGTTAACCTAAATGGAGGAATTTTAGAAATGAGTGAACCAATTCGATCTATATCAGAAGGCACATTCGTCATAGGTGATACTAACGGTCTGACATTTGAATCTGGACCTGGAATCTCTGTAAGTCAGCCATCTGAAGGCACAGTCAGAATCGCAAATGATGAAACGGTGCTGTGGAGTGGAGCTTGTCTGAGACAAGGAGGTCCTGCTGCTACTTTGGCTGAATCAGCATCTAATTTTGAAAAGATAGAAATATACGCAGTTCCAAATCCTCAACCAGGAGCTTTTGACTTTCCACAAGTATTTACATATCCAGGAGACAATACAAATGGTGCTTATATGTGTCCATTCATGATCAATACTGATCTAAAGGGAAAATTTGCAGTTGGTATATGGACAATTACTAATGGAACTTCATTCAATCTGGTTGCAGCAGGACAAACTGATTCATACCCATCTGTTAATTGGAATGATTCGTATGGTGGAGTAGTAAAAATAGTCGGCATAAACAGAATCGCAGGAGGTAACGCATAATGAGTGATCCAATTCGTTCAATCAGTCAGAACAACTTCATCTTGGCAGATCAGAAAGAGGTGAGTCATGACAAC